CCGTCGAGGTCGGCGACGAGGCCGACTGTCCGCCCGGTCGGCGGAGTGAACAGCTTGACATAGCGCCGGCGGAGGCGGACGCGGCCGGTGACGGCGTGTGTCTCGAAGCCGGCCCAGATTTCGGCGGGCTCTTCGATCAGCTCGCGGGTAAGGGGCCAGTACGCCTCGCGGCCGTCGAGGCGTGCCGAACGGGCGAGCATGTGATCGACGAGGGACTGGTTGACAGTGACGTGGCCACCGAGCGGATCGATGAAGTCGGCCTTGTCGCCGCCGATCGCCTGGCGGAGGGCGGCCCGGAGTTCTTCCTCCCCCGATACCCGAGGGCCGAGCCGCGCGCGGGCGGCGACGGGCTTGAGCGGCTCGGGATCGCGGGGCCGGTTGCCGCCTGGCGCGGTGAGCGGACCCCAGGAACCATGGCGCTCCTGGGCGAGGAAGTCGGCACCGCGTCCGGTGCCCGCCTTCCCGACATTGTAGGCCCATCCGGGACCGACGCCTTCAGGGACCACGATATCGACAGGCCCGTCGGGAGTGTTGACGGTCCGCGTCACCATGCGGGTGGACGGCGGGCTAGACGACGGCTCGAATCCGAAGCTCTCCAGATCATCGTCGGAAAGCTGCTGGAGGACGCAGCGGCAACCCCAGTCATTGGGCGGGCTGAATGTGTCCCACCAAGGGTCGTCGTAGCGCAGGACCGTTCCGTGCCAGGCCAGGTGCTCGGGGCGGGTGCGCGCGTCCTGGACCGCGACGTAGCGGAGCCAGGGGCGGCTCTCGGCCAAGCGTTCAATCTGCTGCCAGCGCCCGGCGGCGTATGAGGTGCGCAGGTTGGTCTCGAAGATGACGCGCGAGCGCCAATTGCGCCCGCCCTTGTAGCTCCAGCCATGGCGGGCGACGATCTCGTCGAAGCGCTTGCGGAAGTCGGCGAGAGTGCTCCCCTCCTCAAGACCGTCGCGGACGGCGCGCTGGAAGTCGGCGAGCATGTCGTCGCGCCGGGCGCCGGCGACGACGAAGGCGCGGGCGTGCTGCCCCTGCCAGAGGTCGGTCCAGGCGTCGGTGGGGAGGCGGACCTTGTCCTTGAAGTGGTCGATCGCCTCGTCGAAGTCGACCTTGCGACCGTCGATGTCGGGCACGATCAGCGTCCGTCGATGAGATCGGCGCGGCCCATGAGCTCGGCGAGGACGAAGGCGCTCCGGGCGGCGTCGGCATAGTCGGTGAGGTCGATCTCCGGCGACAGCTCCAGCAGGCCGACCGACACCTCGTCGAGCGATTGCGCGCGATCGACGAGGGCGCGCACGGCATCGACCATCGCCTCGGATGCCGGCGCTGCGAGGCCGACGGCCTCGGCTGCGAGACGGGCGATCTCGTCGTCCTCGCTGCGGGCCGAGGCCCGAGCGAGCATGGCTCGCTCGCCGCCCATCGGCGATTCGCCCGGCTGGCCCGGCGCCGTCGCCGGCGCCGGCGCCACTTCCCACTCGCCGCCGTAGTGCCCCGTGACGTGGGCCATGGTCGGACGCAGGCCGGTGGTGCGGGCGATCACTTCTTCGCGCGTGGCGCGAGCATCGAGGTCCTCGGGCGGCGAGGTATCGCGGCGGATGCGTGGGACGGCTGCGCCGTTGAAATTCCAGGCGGTGAGCCATCGGGCAATGGTGGCATTGAGGGCGCTGTCGAGCAGACGGCAGTCGGCGGCGACCGTCTCGTCGCGCACGTCCTTCTGCACCTCGGCGGTGCCGCGCCACGGCCCCTGATCGGTGGTCGAGGACTGGCCCAGGATCGTGGTCGTGACCATGCGGTCGAGGTAGCCGACGAATTGCTCGAAGTCGCCGCCGGCGCGACGGGCGCTCTCGACGATCTCGATCTCCTGGCCCTCGGGCAGCGTGATGCCGAGGCTGGTGGCGTAGGCCTGCACGAGCTCCAGGAGGCGGGCCTTTTCCTCGGACGTGGCGTTCGGCGAGTGCTTGCCGACCACGGTGGGCGCCCCGAATTTCTCCAGGGAGACCGCCCAGAATCGCAGGCCGTTGCGCTTGAGCCAGACCGGCCAGAAGCACCAGCGCGCGATGCCGCGCCCGTGCGGCAGGTCGCCGTGCTCGCCCGGCCTGGCGAGGACCACGAATTTGCCCGGCGGCACCGCCTCGCCGAGAGGGGTCCGCTCGGTGCGAAGGAGCGGCTCGCCCTCGGGCGACCAGCGGAAGCGGTCGGGCGCACGCACGATCAGATCGGCGAGCACGATACGGCCCTCGTCGCGGCTCCAGATCGCCTCGGCGATGGCGTAGCCGTACCAGACCCCGTGCAAGAGCTGGCGGCAGGTCGCGTCGAAGTCGATGGCCTCAAGCTGCATCTTGAGATCCTCGGCGGCGGCCTTGTCGCGCTCGTCGTCGCCTCCGGGCTCAACCTCCCACGGCCGCGAGATCGCAGCGTCGAGGCGCTGGTCGAGGGCGGCCTGGCAGCGCTCGTCCTTGAGCGTGTCGCGGTAGATGCGGAGCGCTTCGATGTCGTCGCGCCAGGAATCGGCGTAGCGGGCGGGCAGGCGCGGGTGCGCCGGAAGCTCGCCGATATAGGGCGCGAGCCGGTTGCCGATGCTGGAGGCGGCGATCTCGCCGCCAGGCGGCCGCGCCGGCTCGCGCTTGCGGGCGTGGGGCAGCATCCGCTGCAGCCGGCCGGTCATGTTGCCGAGCGCCATCAGCGGAATCCTCCGAAGTCGCCGGCCGCGCCGTGCACGATGCCGCGCTCATAGTCGAGCGCGGCGCCCGGCACGCCCGCCTCGTCAACGCCGACCTCGGCGTCGAAGCCGGCGGCCGTGCGTGTACCGGCGACCTGGCCCTCGATCGGCCCGGCGCCATCGGCGGCGGCCGCGCAGGCGAGCGCGAGCGCCCAGAAGCGGTCGGCGTGGCCGTCGGTCTCGCCCCGCTCGGCCATGAGACGCGGCGCCCCCGTCGGCCCGGCCTCGGTGCGAACCGAGTGAAGGTCGCGACGCAGCGCATCATCGGGCGGGATGCGCAGGTGCTTGTCCTCCACGTCCTCACGCAGCGCCGTTGCCACGTCGAGCCGGCGCGGCCCGGTCATAAGCACACCCTCGACGCGGAGCGTGCCGTGATCCTCCTGCCACTGCTCGACCACCGCCTCGCCCATGCCCGTCTGATCGACGGCGATGCGCGAAGGCCGATAGCGCGCCACGAGCTCGCGCACGATGGCCCGCTGCTCGCTAAAGGAAATGCCCTGCTTGACAACGAGCTCGCGCAGCCAACGCACGTCGCCGACGCGCTCGATCACGGCGGCAACCCACAGATCGCGTCGGCGTGCCACGTCCACGCCGATATAGGTCACGCCGCCGGCGAAGGCCTCGGGGTCGCCGGCGGCCGCGTCCTCGATCGCCCGGATCAACTCCCACGCGAGCCATGCGCCGGCGCCGGCGGAGGGGATGCAGTCGAGCTCTTCGCCGGCGTGCGCGCCGTACTCAGCGCGGAGCGCCGCTTCCCATTCGGCCTCGGCCTCGGCCGACCAGGTGTCGCCCGCGATCTCGCAAATGCGGCGATAGAGCCCGGCCGCGAGCGCATCGGTGAGTGTGACGCGATGAAGGGAGCCGGGCCGCACGCCGTCGCGGATGTCGCGGCAGAGCGCGGCGAAGGGATTCGCCTCGCCGTTGTGCGTGCTGATCAGGTGGGCGCGGCCGCCCCATACGCGGAAGGCCAGCGCCGCCTTGATAACCTCGCCGAGATCGTCGACGAAGGCCGCCTCGTCGACGATGGCGAGATCGCCGGGGCGGCCCCTGGAGCGGAAGGCGCGCGGCGCCGAAGTCATGGCGACGATCTCGCGCCCGGACGCCATGGCGATGCGGAACGCCTGGACGCTGCGGTCGCCGTCCTCGACCAACGTCTCGCCGACCGCGTCGGCACCGATCTGCAATCCCTTGGCCCAACCGGCGCAGTCGCCGATGAAGCCGCGCGTCATCTCCTGATTATAGGCCTGGTAATAGACGTTGCCGCCGGGCGAGCCGCCAGCGTGCATCACGGCGTCATAGGCCTCGGCCCAGGAGATGCCGATGCGCCGGCTTTTCTCGATCACCTTGAGGCCGGCCAGGTCGCCGACCCACCGCGACTGATAGGGCAGGAGCTCGTGCATCATGCTGCCGCCTGCCCTTCGATCGCGGCGCGGATCGCGGCGGTGGCGTCGGCCGAGAGCCCGGCCTTGCGGGCGGCCTTGCCGGCGCGCTCGACGGCCTCGGCGAGCGCCTTGCGCCGCTCGGCCCGAATCGCTGTGCCGGCCCGCGCCGTCTCCGCCAGCGCCCGCGCAGCGCCGGCAAGTTCTTTGAGATCGCCGCCCTCGGCCGCGACCAGCACCTGAAAGATACGCTCCTGCGCCAACCGGATCGAGGCGTCGGCGACAGCGCCGGCGTCGTCGGGTGCGGCCGCGACCAGGGCCTCGGCCTGCTCGGTGGCGAGGCGTACCGCCTCGATCCGCCGCCCAAGCTGCGCGCCGTGCTCGGCCAGCGCCGACTTGCCGATCGAAAAGCCGCGCTCGGCCAGCCATTCGGAGAGTGCAACATAGCCGCCGAAGCCGTCGGCGATCAGACGGCGGTCGAGCTCCTGGCGGACCTCATCGGGAAGCTGCGCCACCTTGGAGCGCGGCGGCATGTCAGCCCGCGTGCGGGTCGAGCAGCGGAGGGCGGGTGATGCCCGGCTTGGCCTCGATCTCGTAGTCCACGAAGTCCCTGCCGTGGCGTGTCAGCTTGGCCCGCCAGGGGTGAACCTGCGACCGCTCGATCTCGACCAGCTTGCGCGCCTCCAGGTAATCGAGCTCGGTGCGGACCCGGTCCTTCGAGACGCCGATATATTCCGCACGGCAGACGTCGAGGCACATCTTGTCGGTCGCACCCATGTGTCCGCCGACCATCAGCGTGCGCAGGATCGTCCAGCGCATTCCGGCGATGTGGGCTTGACTGAGACTGTCCCTCATGCTCGCGCTCCGATCCTTTCCTCCAGCCGCCCGAGCATGACGCTGTGAGTCTCCAGAAGGCCGATCACCCGGCTCTGATTCGTGATGTAGTCGTCGCGCCGCACATAGTTCTCTGCCATGCACAGGCGCAGCTCCGCGATCGCGTCCTCAAGGGCCTTCACGCGGGCCAC